ATAGACATTGTCATGTCTGGTTGTGTCATAAGTGTTGTGTCTGGTGAAGGACCAGATGTTCCTTCATATCCTGCTGTAAATTGTTTTCTAAGTTTCATAGTTTTACTCTTTTTAAATTTAATTGTTTTTCGTTTTTATATATAAGCATTTTTTTTGCTTCTAAAGCAAGTCTCGCTTCTTCTGTAGTTTGGATATCAAACTTGTGAGCGTTGACTTTTTGGTACTCATCGTTAATGATTTTAAGTTCTTTTTTAGTAAAGATTTTTTGTTTATAATATCTTGGCATAGAAAGTATATGGCCATCTTCGTGTATAATACACGCAACTTGTCTTTGTTTGTAGTATTCAATCATTTTTGGTGTTAGATAGTTCATACCCATTTTTTTCGACATAAGTGAGAATTCCTTAAGTCTGTCGTCGTGGACGCTGCTTCTTTCGAAGGTGCCTTTGTTAATATATCCCACGACGTAGTTAATTGTAAGTGCGTTGGAATGGGTGAGCATGGTATGTCCATGTCCCCATATTGGATCTAGTTTTTCTGGTTTTTTAAGAAAACTGTGTGGTAAATTGAATACGATTGCGTGGTAATGTGGGCGTTTAGTTTTTGTACCGTATTCTCCACAAGCGTAATATTTTAGCTTGTTGTTTGTTGTTTTACGTAAACGTTTGAAAAAGTCCTGAAAGTCTTTTTTGACTAGGGTAGGAAAGCCATTGTCTGAAATTGGTTCTTCTGCATATGTTAGCGTTAAAAACGCCGCAGATGAGCTTATTTTAGCTTCTTGGTTGATTCTAAAAGACCAGTGTCCTGTTCGTCTTTTGAGGCATGCTACACACTTTGAACACGGCACAGAGACGAAAAGATTCTGATTGTTTATATCTTTTGTTTTGTTCCTGACCGTGATTGGTGTGATACATTGCATAGTTTAGAGTCTTATTCCACCCCTTGATATCCTAAAGGAGTTGTACTTTTTACTTTTACGTTTTTGTTTTGCCATGGATTTTTTAAATCCGTATGATTTTTTTCCTTTTCTTCTTCTTCTCATTGTTAAATTGTTGGTACACCGAAGTATGGCATCGGTCTTCTTGCCTTGATATTGTTGTGTAAATACACATATAATTTTTCTGTTTCTGCTACTGCAAATACTCTGTCTACTTCTCCTGAATCACATTCTATAAAACTTTTGTTTAGAACTGGTCTGCTTGGAAATATTCTTCCCATATGCCAGAAGTCTAATGTTGTTTTCATTTCACCGTGAACTGTAGATGGTATGTATTTGTACTCTGCGTATCTTGGTGTATATCCAAATACGTCATCGTTTTTGTTATCTGATGCGTCGTGATATAACTCCTGGTTATAAATTGGTTGTTCGCCTATGTTTGCAAATGATGGCCAGAAATAATCAAATTTATCGAATTTGCTGTATATTTTTGGTATTCCTTGTTGATAAGCTGATTTTGGCATTACGGACATTATTCCTATAATGAATCCGTGTTCTTCGCACATGTATGATACATTGTTTGATTGGCCTACTGATACTCCGTGGCCGGCCATGTTACCTTGTGGTGTTGGGTCGGTGGATGCTACCCCAGATTCGGAATTTTGTAAAACCTCACTTATAGTAACTGGAGTAGATGACCCACCTAAGAATTCAGGTCTTTGTAATCTTGCGTCTGATGATTTTACTCCGAAATGTGATTGTATTATTTCGATATATCTTGAACCGCCTCTAGCGTTTCTTTCGAGCCATTCTTGTAATCTGAATGCTCGTCTTAGTTCGTTTATTGATGCTGCTGCTGCTGTTGATAAGTCTGCTTCTAGTTGGTTATTAGGGTCTAATACTAGTTGACCAGTACCACCACTATCTGAAAATTGGCCTGCGTTGCCGGCTGTTAAAATTTCATTAATTGGTTGTGTTACTGAACCTAAAGGTTTGACTAGCATTGGTTGTATTGGTGTATCAATTAATGATACTGGTGCTGTTGTTCCTAATGGTATTGTTGCTTCTGGGCCTTTTTGTGTCCAAGGTAGGGCAGAAGTGAAATAGTCATGTTGCCATGCTCTGTTTTGTATATGGTTAAAATCGCCTAAATAGTTAAATCCGTCGACTACTGTATCTTGAATTTCTGCTACTAAGTTTTGGTCTCTGTAATAATCGTTATATATTTTTGCATATGCTGCAAAAGGTAAGCTGTTTACTTTTGTATCTGTACTAACGGAAGCAGTTGTTCCGTATTGTCCTGTAGGTAATCCAAGATAATCTGCTAGTGAGCCTTGTTTAACCGTGTATTCTTGGCCTACTAGTGCTGTTAAATATGGGAAGGTTGGGTTTGCGTAACCGTCTTCACCTCCTGATATAAATTCTTCCCAGTTGTTCCATAATATTCTATTTGGTACAAAAAAGAAATGTGTGTATACTGATGCTTTGTGCATTATTGGTGCTACCATTGGTGCAAATCTTAACATTTGTGAACTGTTGATATTAAATTTGTCGCCTGGTACTGTTTCTTGTACTAATATTGGTGTTAATTCTCCTATTGTTGCTGAGAATTTTCTGTCGTGTGACAGGTCAAATGTGTTTGACGATGGTTTTTTTACTGATACTTGATTAAATATGCTCATAATTATTTATTGTTTAAATGTGTTATTTTGTAGGTATTGTTGCAATTCTGGTACAGATGCCATTACCATTCTGAGTAATGTCATACCTAATGTTCCTGATGGATTAATGTTCATTTGTGAAAGTCTAGCCTGAAATTCAGCGACTTTTTGTTTTGCTTGTGCAGTTTTAGTTCCAGCTTTTATTGTTTGTAATTGTTCTGCTGCTCTTTCAACTGATGTTTGTACAAAAGGTGCTAGTTGTTTATTTTGTAAATATTGTTGTATGTTACCTAAAGACATTTTTTTTAGTTCTTCTCTCGCCATTGGCTCCAAATATTTTTTGTCAACTGCTACTTTTTGTAATTTGTCTAGTGTATCGACATTTGTATTGTTTATTTGTGCGTCTGCTTGGTGTACTTGCATTGCAGACATAGCTCCGCTAACTGCATCTATGTTATATGGTGCTGCTTTTGAAGGTGCAACTGCTCCAGCTTGCCCGGTCGCCCCGCTTACGGATTGTCCGTAAACGAGGTTTGGGTTTAGCCCTGCTTTTTTGAGTCTGGACATTTGCTTTACTGGGTCGTTATATTGATTCTGCATTTGCCAAAATTTTACATTGTTTTTATCAGCTCTTTCCTGATTTTTTTTAGCTCCAGCATTGTTTATAATACCTTGTGTTGCGCCAGCTGCGGCGCCTATTCCTAATAGTGCAAGTAATGGTAAAGGCATTAGACTTTAGTTAATTTTGGTTTGTTTGTATTTTGTGGTAATTTATGAGGAAAAGTTTCCTTGTGGTCTTTTAACTCATAAGTTGTTCTTCGTAATGTTTCTCTAACGCCTTCGACTAAGTCTTCGAAGTTGATTAATCTTAATTGGAGTAAATCCAATTGTTGATGACATGCTACGCAGTGATTAAGGATTATTTTGTTTAATAATTCCTGTTGTTTTTTCTCTTGTTCTGTTTTGAAATTTGTTGTTTGTGACATAAGTGTTTAATTTATGTCCTATAATTTATACTATGTTTAACAGGTTACGTAACCTGTAGTATTTATAGGACTGGTTTTACATTGTTTGATGTAAATATAGTTTTTTTTTTTTAATTGCCAAACTTTTTATCGTTTAGTTTTGTTAGTCGTTGGTCGTGCCTCCCTCCTACTGTCGTAACTAACTGATTTTTAGTGTTGTGTCAATTAGCATTAATATATCAAGTATGTATTAATGCTTTTGCGCTTCGCTTTTTTCCATAAAAAAAACCTTAGTTAACTAAGGTTTCGTTTTTATCGGAAGTTTGTAAATCTTGTTTTTGTTTAAGATTTTCTTTTGCGGCGTCTGCCGCGTTTTTCTCATCTTTGATGAGTTTGTTTATGGATTTGTTTCTATCCATAAGTTCTTGTTTGTATTTTAACATGTCTGTTAAATCGTAGAAACGAGGTATTTCGGTATCGAAATATTCTCCTTTTCGTTCGTTTGTTGTTAGTGGTAAACCACGTGAGTGTCTATCGAGTAATTCTCGAATAGACATTGTCATGTCTGGTTGTGTCATAAGTGTTGTGTCTGGTGAAGGACCAGATGTTCCTTCATATCCTGCTGTAAATTGTTTTCTAAGTTTCATAGTTTTACTCTTTTTAAATTTAATT